AAGGCTGCGAATACAACGCATACAAATGTGCAGCAGATGTTTTAACAATAGGTTATGGGCATACTAAGGATGTTAAAGAAGGAGACTTAGTAACTCAACAAGAAGCAGAAAATTTATTAACAAAAGATTTAGAAGAGTTTGAAGAATCTGTTATGGATGCTGTAGAAATGCCAATGAGCCAACATCAATTTGATGCTTTGGTGTCTTGGACGTTTAACCTAGGACCATCTAATTTAAAAGCATCTACTATGCTTAAAGTTTTAAACAAAGGTAACTATGAAGATGTACCTGCACAAATTAAGCGTTGGAATAAAGCAGGCGGAAAAGTTCTTGAAGGTTTAATTAGAAGAAGAGAAGCTGAAGCTTTATTGTTTGAAGGCAAGGAATGGCACGAGGTTTAATACATGACATTAAGAAAATATGTATTTAAACCAGGAATAAACAAAGAAGGTACTAATTATAGTAACGAAGGTGGTTGGTTTGATGCTGACAAAGTTAGATTTAGAAAAGGCAGACCTGAAAGAATAGGTGGCTGGGAAAAGTTAAGCACACAAAGTTTTATAGGTACTTCTAGAAAAATATTTGTATATAGAGCATCTGGTGGTACTAACTATATAACACTTGGAACTCATCAAAAATTTTATGTTTTAGAAGGTAATGTTTTTTCTGACGTAACTCCTATAAGAGCTACAACAACCAATGGTATTGTTTTTGCTGCAACTAATGGATCAACAACCATAACAGCAACAGATAACGCACATGGGGCTGTAACAGGAGATTTTGTAACATTAGCTGGTGCTGCTAGTTTAGGCGGTGCTATTACTGCTGCTGTTTTAAATCAAGAATATCAAATTACTGGTGTAGCAAGCGTAGATACATTTACCTTTACAGCTACAGCTACAGCAAATAGTAGTGATAGTGGTAATGGCGGATCAGGTGCTGATGCTGTATATCAAATAAACTCAGGTTTAGATGTATATGTTCAATCAACTGGTTGGGGTTCTGGTACTTGGGGTGCTTCTACATGGGGTTCTGCAAGTGATCTTACTCTTACAAACCAATTAAGATTATGGTCTATAGATAATTTTGGTGATGATTTATTATTAAATCCTAGAGCTGGAGGTATTTATTACTGGGATGAATCTGTTGGTGGCAATTCAAGAGCAGTAGAAGCAACAACTTTAAGTAATGCTAGCAATGTGCCAACAGCAGTATTACAGATAATGTTATCTGATGTAGACAAGCATGTTATAGCTTTTGGTTGCAATCCTATAGGAGGAACAGCAATTGATCCTTTATTAGTAAGATTCTCAGATACAGAAAGCATAATAAACTGGACACCTACAGCAACAAATCAAGCTGGTGGTGTGCAACTATCAATGGGCTCTACAATAATAGGAGCTTTAAGAACAAGACAAGAAATACTTATATGGACAGATGCTGGCATAGTCTCTATGAGATTTGTAGGATCACCATTCGTGTATTCATTTAATGAAGTGGCACATGGTCCATCATTAATATCTCCTAATGCAGCAGTAAATGCTAATAATCAAGTTTACTTTATGGATAATGGTGGATTCTATAGTTACTCTGGTAGTGCTCAAAGATTGCCATGTACTGTATTAGATTATGTTTTAAGCGATATAAATAAAAGTCAGGCATTTAAAATATTTGGTGCCGTTAATGATAGTGCTAATGAAATAATGTGGTTCTATCCATCAGGTGATAGTTTAGAAGTAGATAAATATGTAATGTTTAATTATCTAGAACAAGTTTGGTCTATTGGAACAACAGCAGATAACTTTGTAAGAACTGCATGGGATCAAGCTATTATATTAGATAACCCAATAGCTACAAGTAAAAATAATAGTGAAGATAATAATAATTTTATTTACGCACATGAGCTAGGACATGGAGATGATGGTAGTGACTTTACTGCATATATAGAATCAAGTGATTTTGACTTAGACCCAGATGGAGAAAAGTTTACTGCAGTAAACAAAGTAATACCTGATATTAAATTTAGAGATCAACAGTCCACAGCAGATGATGTAACTATTACTATTAAAGGAAGAGACTACCCATTACAAGAGTTGTCTACTTTATCTACTGTATCAGTTACTCCAAACTCTACCTTTACAAATACAAGAGCAAGAAGCAGGCAATGTGCTATCAGAGTTTCTAATTCATCTAACGATTATGGTTGGAGATTAGGTGATCTAAGATTAGATATAAGACCAGATGGTAAAAGATAATGGCAAATCCTAAAACAATAGCATTACCTTTAGCAAATCAAGAATATAACACCTTAGATGAGGCAGTTACAAGAAGGATTATAGAACAAGCTGTGCAAGATTTAGCTATAGAAGTAATTAGATTAAAGAAACTAGAAGATGTAGTATCAAGCAAGAGCGTAAAAAGACATCAATTTTTATTAATGGGGATGACAGGTGGCTGATAATTTAAAAGTATTAGGTCAACTAGACCCTGCGGCAACAACAGTAACAGTATTATATACAGTTCCTAATATGACACAGACAACTGTTAGTTCTATAGTTGCAGCAAACAGAACAGGATCAGCTATAACATTTAGATTAAGTGTTCATGTAGATGGAGCTTCTGCTAATGATAAACAATTTATATATTATGATAAATCAGTAGCGGCAAACGATTCACTAACCCTAGTAATTGGGATAACATTGAATCAAACAGATGTAGTAAAAGTTTATACAAGTGCGGTTGACATGAGTTTTAACATGTTTGGCTGTGAAACAAAAGAGGAAGATAGATAATGGACATTAAACAACAAACAAAGAATGTAGCAGCACAAGGTCGTTTTGGCGATTCTATGCTTCTTCATGTTAATCCTGCAGAAGTTAAAGGATTAGCAGGTGCTATGCCACTTACTATTAATCCAGATACAGGACAGCCAGAAGCGTTCTTACCTTTCTTAGCACCATTATTAGGTGGAATGTTAGGTCCAACTGTATTAGGTGCTGTAGGTCTTGGTAGTTTGTCTACAGCCGCATTAACAGGTATAGGAGCAGGTTTAGCAACATATGCACAAACAGGTGGCTCTGGTAGTAAAGCATTGTTATCAGGTCTTACATCAGGTTTAGGATCGGCTGCTTTTAATACAGCAGCACAAGGTGTAGCACCTGGTGTAGATGCAGCAACAAGTTCAGTAGCAAATGCAGCTATGGACCCAGCAGTAACAAGTACCTTTGGTCAAGGAGCTAGCGGTGGTTTTGGAACATTGACTGGCAATTCTGGTCAAGCTGCTAATGTTGCAAGTCAAAGTTTAACACCTGCAATTACAAATCAATCTACACTATTTGAATCAGGAAAAGCTATATTTGGTCAACCTGGTGGATTTGATGCAGGAATGAAAACTTTAGCAGGAGCAGCAATGACTCCTACTGGAATTTTAGCAGGAACAACAGCAGGTACAGCAGGTATTATAGCATCACAAGAAGCATTTGAAAGACAGATGATACAAATGGGATTGGATGAAGAAGAGCGTAAAAAAAGAATGTATGAAAGATATCCTGAAATGATACCAATGGCTTCTGGCGGTAGAACAGGTTTTTATACAGGCGGTAATTCAAGTTCAGAATCATCTATTTATGATATAGATGATGGTTTTAATTCAGGATATAGTGTTGGTGGCGGTGGTAGTAATGGTGGTAGCGGAGGTGGTCGTGGCTACGATCCTTACACTAATATGAATTTAGGATTTAATTCTAATGCTTATGCACCAATAGCTAGAAGAACTAGACCAATACCTGGTGGATACATGGCAGGATTTGGACCTGAACAAAGATATTTTCAAGGAAATAACCCTGCTCAATATCTAACACAATATGCTAGAGATATAGCAGCAAATAATCCAGATGCTACACCAGAAGATGGAGCAAGTGGTTCACCTCAAGACCCTGCAGCTCAACCAACTAATATGCAGCAAGATCAAAGATATTCAAATTTTAGACCACAAATGTATCAACAACCATTTAATCCTTACGCTCAATCATATCAACCACCTCAACCAATGGCACCTCCAGGTGGTTTTCGTAATGAAGGTAGATATGGATATACTCCTCCTCAAATGTTTGGTGGTTATGGCAATCCTTATATGCAAAGACCTAGCTATCAAAGTTTTTATGGCAATCCTCAAATGAATGGAATGATTAATCCTTATCAAGCATTTAGTCAAATGCCTATTCCTAGATACATACCACCACCTCCAACTCCACCAGTATCTGATGGTGGCGGAGATTCAGGCGGCGGAGATTCAGGCGGCGGAGATTCAGGCGGCGGAGATTCAGGCGGTGGAACAGGTGATGGAAATACTCCACCTATTAACTTACCTCCTATTAATGATCCTGGAATTGGTCGTAAAGGTGGAGGTATAAATGTGCCGCCTCAAGCAGGTACAGAACCTTATGAAGGTTCAATTTTTGGTAACAAAACAGGAACACCTCCAGTTAATACACCTCCCCCTACAATAACAATACCTATTGAAGGTGGAGCAGATGTAACAATACCTGATTACTCACAGCCACAGCCTCCTGCAAGACCAGGACCTCCAGCAGACTTTAATCCAGCCGCAGGAATCCCAGGTTCAGGCGTACCTCCAGTACAAAACCCAGGAGACTTTAGGGACGGACTACCTAGCGTTACAGACTTTGATAATACATTTTCTCCAGAACAACTTGATGATATGAGAAATAAGTTTGGACCAGAGCCAGACCCAATTGCTCCACCTGTTATAGCTCCACCTATGGATATAGCCCCTCCAATGAAAGGTAATGATAAATTTTCTGCAAGTCAATCAGGTTTATCATCTATAGATGGTAGTGCTATTAAAGAAGATATGCGTGGTATAGATGACAAAGATTACACAGATTATTCTGGTTATTTAGATTTTTATGACAAACCTCCTTCTATGGCACCTATGGATATAGCACCGCCTAGAGATCAAGATATGCTGGCTAGACTTTCTCCTGCACAATTAGCATCTATAGGAGCTCCAATGTCACAAAGTGCTTTAGACCAAAATATGAGAAATAGTATGGATATAGCACCTCCTGTATTTGGACCACAAGACAGTATAGGAATACAGGGAGGAGATGGTACAAATCCATTACAAACACCAATAGCTATGCCTAGAAATCCAGGAATGGTTGCAGACATAAATCAAAGAATGTTTCCGCCTCCTGTTCAATCAGAACCACAGCCTTTCTTACAACAACCACAAGCTCCTCAAACTGGTGGCATACCAGTAACAGAGCAAGGCGATATATTTAATGCAAAACCAAGAGATAGAATATTACCTGCAGGACCACCTCCAGTAACTGGACCTGCACCAGGAGAAAGACAAATACCAACAGGACCAACTATGGGTGGAATAGGTTCATTTACACCACCACCTGTAACTCAAGGACCTCCTCCAGTTGAACAAATTCCAGGTCGTGATAACTTTATGAATGATCTTATGAATAAATCACCTATGCAGGCACCACTACCTCAAATACCTACACCAGCAGCACCAGGAAATATGTCCGTAGATCAACAACCTAAACCACCTATGAGTGGCGGAATGTTTGGAGCACCTATGTTTGCAGCAGGTGGAGATACAGACTTACCTAATAAAGGCTTAAAAGCTTTAGATAAAGTAGCACCTGAAGTTGTAGAAGCAATGGGTTATCAAGAAGGCGGTCAAACAGATATGATGCAAGACCCAATAACTCAAGGAGCAATTATGTTTATTCTTGGAGAGTCAGAAGATGAAAATGCAATCAATATGTTTGTAGAAAAATATGGTTCTGAACAATTCCTAGCTTTAAGAGATACAGTTCTTAAACAAGCAGCAGGTAATCCAGAAGCACAAACAGAAGGATTAATACAAGGTAATGGCAATAGCGGAATGGCTGATGACTTACCAGGTGTTATAGGCAATAAGGAACAGATAGCTGTATCGCAAGATGAGTTTATAGTTCCAGCAGATGTTGTATCTATGTTAGGTGATGGCAGTTCAGACGCAGGCTCTAAACAGCTATATAATATGATGGACAGAGTTAGACAAGCTAAAACTGGAGGAACAACACAAGCTTCTCCAATAAACCCAAGTAAGGTGATGCCAGGATGAATGAAGTAGCAGAGAAAATAGAACTAAAAGTAGAAGAAGGTTTTGATATATCTCTTATACCTGGTGATAAATTAACTCTTGTATGGGATCAATGTGAAAAGTTTTTAGAAAAATCTTGTAAACGATCTAATGGAAGAGCTACTACAAGAGATGTATTTTATGATTGTTTAAATAACAAAGCTTCTTTATGGATTATTTTTGATAAAGCTAATTTATATATTACTGGTTGTGCCATTACTAAAATAAACGAATACCCTACAGGTAAAAGGATGCTTAACATAGATCATGTTACTGGCAAAAAAATGGATGAATGGATTGATAGAATTGAAGTCCTATATAGCTGGGGTAAAGCAAATAACTGTAAAGGTATTGAAGGCGTTGGCAGAGAAGGTTTTTGGAATTGGATTAAACAAAGAGAAAATTGGAAAAAAACAGCAATATTTTTTGAATATGAATTTGAGGATACAAAATAATGAGACATTTTAAGGGCGGAGGTAGTTCTGGACCAACAGAAACTACAGTAACAAATACAGATTTACCAGAATATGTTCAACCGTATTTTGAGCGAATCCTACAAAGAGGAGAAGCTGAATCTAATCAACCTTATACTCCTTATGAAGGAGATAGATTAGCTTATTTCTCTCCTGACGAAATGGCTGCACAGGGTATGACTAGAGGTTATGCACAAGCAGGAACTCCTCAAGAATATCAATTAGCATCTCAAAGAGCAGCTCAACTAGGCGGACCATACGGCTCTCAATACCAAGCAGGACAATATGGTTCTGGATATCAAGCTGGTCAACAACTACCAGGTTATGATGCACAGACATATCAACCAGGATATCAAGCACAAGGCATAAAGTCTGGATATCAGGCACAAGACAACTTTTCTACTTATGATCCAAACTCAAGACAGTCTGGCTATCAAGCTGGTAATGTAGGTCAAGGATATACTCCTTTAGGATATGAAGAGAACATACAAAGATTTATGTCTCCATTCCAACAGAATGTTACAGATGTACAAAAAAGAGAAGCTACACGACAATCAGAGATGATGGGTGATAAGACTGCAGATGCAGCAACAATGTCTGGTGGTCTTGGTGGTTATCGTGAAGCCATTATGCAATCAGAAAGAGAGCGTAATTTAGGAACACAGCTTGATGATATACAATCTAGAGGTAGCCAAGCAGCTTTCCAATCAGCACAACAACAACTAGCAGCAGAAAGAACTTCAGGCTTAGATGCTTCTAGGTTTGGTTTACAACAGTTTAGTGCTGGAGAGCAAGCTAGACAGTCTCAAGAACAAATGCAACAACAAGCCTTTCAAGTTAGTGAACAAGCTAGAGCTTCGGCTGCAAAAATGGGTATGGATGCTAGACAACAAAATCAAGCAGCTAGACAAGCAGAAGAACAATATAGGCAAAAAGCTTTTCAACAAACAGAAGCTGGCAGACAAGCTCAAGAAAAATTTGGACAAAGTGGTTTCCAACTTACAGAAGGCTCTTTCCAAAAACAAGCAGATATGGATTTGAATCGTTTCAAAGCTGGAGAAGCTGCAAAACAAGCAGCAGCAAAACTTGGACTAACAGCAGCACAACAGAACGAAGCAGCAAGACAAGCTCAAGAAAAGTTTGGTCAATCAGCTTATGATATGTCGCAAAAAAGCGGTATAGCTTCTGTAAATGCTCTTGGAGAGGCTGGTGGAAACATACAAAAAGATGCTCTATCTCGTATAAGTGCATTACAAGGTGTTGGTTCTCAACAAAGAGCAATGCAACAAGCATCTATGGATATGGGTTATCAAGACTTTTTAAGACAACAAGGATACTCAATGCAACAGATCAGCAATATGGCTGGCTTGTTAAGAGGAGTTCCTGTTCAACCAAACCAACAAGTAAGCACATATTCACAACAACCAGGATTGTTTCAAACAGCAGTAGGTGCTGGGTTACAAGGACTAGGTTTATATAAAGGAATGAGTTAATGGCAAATTTAATACAACAAGCAAATGATCTAGAGTATGTTCCAAAGGATCAACTTATACAGATGTCACAAAATCCTGACAATAACTATCCTTCATATCTAGTATTAGCTGAAATACAAAGACGTACACAAAATGAAAAGGCTTATGCCGCTCAACAACCACAACCAGAGACTACTGTGTCTGAAGAGTTGGTACAAGAGTTTGCAGGTCAACAAGGTTTACAAGGAGCTATGGCTCAATCACCTGGTCCACAGAACGCTTTCCCGCCAAGTGATATGAGTAACATGGCTCCGCCTTCTCCTCAAATGGGTATGCCTAGTCAACAGATGATGGGCGGTGGCTTAACTGAATATGCTGAAGGTGGTATAACAGGTTATCAAGTAGGTGGTTCCCCAGATTTATCTGGAACTTTTTCTTCAACTGGTTCAAATCCTTATCCAACAGGAAGTGATAATTTAGTAGGCACAATAGAAGAAAGAGCTTTAATACAAGCTGGAATAAATCCACAAGGAATGAATCCAGAAGATATTAAAAATACATATAATTTATTAAAACAAGATTTTAGAAAAGATAATCCTACATTAGGTGATAAAGCTTTTAAATTTATGTATGGCGAAGAATTTGGTGATGAAGCTATGGATTATATAAGTAGTGTTCCTATAGGAGGATTAGGAGTTAAGAGTTTGCAAAAAGGTCTACCTTTAATTCCTAAAGCATATAAAGGTTTAAAAAATTACTTTAAAAAAGCTAAAACTAAAGAGTTTAAATTACCTGATGTAAAAGTAAGAGGCGGAGGAACTGCTCCTGGTGGAGTAATGACAGAAATTGTTTCACCAGCAGGTCCAGGTCGTAAATTTATTCAACCTTTCATTAATAATCCTATTACAACTTCTATAGGATCAACAATAGCTTTAGGTGGTATTAATCAACTTACAGGAGAACCTGAAGTACAAACAAATATAAATAATGAAAATACTACTAAATCAACAGAAAAATTAGAAATTGACAGATTAAATGCACTGATAGCAAAAATAAAAAACAAAGATTCTAAAACTGTTGATACATCTAAAGATAGAGGAAATGCAGATATGTTAATAGGATTAGGCGGAGCTATATTAAGGTCTAATACTATAGGTGAGTTAGGTGGTAACATTGCTGACATGTCAACAGCAAGACAAGCAAGACAAGATTCACAAAAGTTAGCTGGTATTCAAGGTAGATATTATGAAGCACAGACAGCTAAACTTGAAGCTGATGTATCTAATATGCCTGTAAAACAATTAGAATTTGCTTTAAAACAATTAGATGCACAAATAAAAGAAGGTGCTTTTGGTAGTGAAGATGAAAGAAAAGAAGTTTTAAAACGATACAATCAATTATTAAATAGTTATTTAGCAAAAACTGGGTTTTCTTCTTTAGAAGCTAGTAATGCACAAGATGCAATTTTAAAAGAAACTGGACTTAGTTAATAATAAATTATGTCAATATATACAGCACCAACTGGAGAAAGGTTTCAAATACCATCTGACCCAGAAAAAAGAACTTTATTTGTAAAAGCAATTAAAGATAAATATAAAGATGATGTAGATAAAACAACAGTATTAGGACAAGTAGGTGAGTTTGTAAAAGCAATACCAAGAGGTGCTGCAGGTTTAGCTTTAGATGTACCTACAGGTATTGTTGGTTTATTTGATATTGGCAATGACAGTAAATTATATAAAGGATTAGAAGGCTTACAAGATCAACTAAGACAAGACTCTGTGCTAGCAGGTGATCCAGCTTATGCTGATAAATTTTCTACAAAGCTAGGAGAAGGCATAGGTTCATTCGGACCATTTTTAGGTGCAGGTATGGTAGGCAGAGGTTTAGCAAAGGCTCCTGGAGCAGCTAAAGGATTCTTATCACCAACATTTACAGCTCCAGCAGCTTTAGCAATACCTACAGGTATAGCAGCTCAAGGCGATAGACTACAAATGGCTAGAGATATGGGTGAAGATGTAGGTGGGTTTACTGAAACTACTGCTGAACTATTTGGTGGTCTTATAGGAATATCAGAGGTCTTACCTATTGCTAATATTTTAGGTAAAGTTTCTAAAAATGCTCCAGTAAGTGTAAAAGATTATCTTATGTCAGCACTTCAATCAGGTGCCTTTGAAGGTGGACAAGAAGTAGCAGCTAGCATATTACAAGACTTAACAGCTAGAGGTTTATATAGTGATGAACTTCCTATAGGCGAAAGCATGATGGAAGAGTTTACTATAGGTGGAATTATTGGTGCAGGTGCTGATCTAATTGTTAGCAGTATGGCTGGTAAGAAAGGTGCTAGAGATAAATATATTCAAGAAGATGAACTAAGAAGTGAAGAAAAAAAAGCACAAATATTAAATGCTAAAAAAGCAGAGCTAGCAACACAACAAGGTACTCTTGAAGTTATAGAAGAATCTCAAGAAGCAATCTTACCTCCAGAAATACCAATACCAGTAGAGGTTTTACCAGAGCCACAAATAGAAATTGTTCAGACTCCTGATAATAAATTTTCTGTGTTAGATATAACAATTCCAGAAAATCCTATTGTATTAGATACTAAAGATAAACAAACAGATGCAGCTATAGCTAGAGAAAATTTAATAAATAGCTATGACGCTAGTGTAATAAAAACAAATTTAGATAATGCTACTTATAATTTAGGTTTAAATAATAGTTCTACTGCTTATGAAATAGGTCAAAATTTAATAGATACTAAGGCTGTTAAAGTAAGTATGCCTCAATTAATAAATAGTGTTTTAAATAAATCTAAAACAGAAACAAAATTAAAAAAATTAGTTAAAGATTTTACTGAATCAACTGGCAAAAATTCTCGTAGTTATCCAAGAATGACTATGAATGAAGCAAAAGATTTATTTACTACAAAAAAAGAATTTAATAATTTTGCATCTAATTATGCTAGACAGGTATTTGCAGCATCAGAAAAGAAAGGTGAACCTTCTATTATTGCTGACAAAATAGAACCTAATGTCACACAAAAATATATAAAACAAATTGCTGAATCAAAAAACATTGATTTAGATTTTAATAGTCCTGCTGTGCAATATGCAGCAGAACAGTACACAGGTACTGCTGACTACAAAAACATGAATAAAGGTCAAAAAGAATTATTTTTAGCTAAACTTCATGCACTTCCTAAGTTCAATTCAAGAACAACTTTTCCAGACTTTAGACCAAGAGATTATTCTGCAAAAGATACAGCAGACTTTGTTGCTCAAATGAAGAGTAACAATATGACTTTTAATAAAAAATCTTTAAAAAGTTTTAATAGAAGTGAACAATTTTTAGATGATCTAATCTATAGCGGTAGAGCAGAGAAGATTGGTAATACTCAAGATTATAAAATTAGAGATAACTTTGAGTTTGATATAGCTAGAAGGGCAGAAGGATTTAATGAAACACCTGATGAGTTTGCTGCTAGATTAAAAACAGAAAATAAATTACCACCAGAAACAATAGACCAGTTAATAGAATCTGAACAAGTAAGACAAGCAAGATTGTTACCACCAGTAGAAGTGATACCTAAAGGTATTAACTATGCTGAATCTATAGAGCTAGGCAAGACTAATAAGTTTGCAAAAGAAGTTAGAGAAACAATGAACGCAAGAGGTCTTAAAGAAACTGGAATTGTTGTTAGTAATGACATACTTTCTACTACTACATTAGTAAATGTTGATGGCAAAATAAAATTTGATCCAAGACAAGTTAGAGCAACAAAAACAGAAGGAGCAGTTGAAGGAGAATACGATAAAAACACAGATACTATTTTCTTATCTCTTGATGCAATAAATCCTGATGGCAATGCTACTGATGTAGAAATACAACAAAGACTTAACAAAGTATTAGACCATGAGATGATTCATGCTTTTCGTGCAAAAGATTTAATTACTGAAAAAGAATATAAATATTTAACTAAGGTTGCTAAAACTGCAAAAGTTCCTGGAACTAAGCAAACTTTTTATACAAGAGCTATAAGTATAAACAAACAAACATTAGAAGGAAGAAATGTAACAAAAGCTTTTAAAGAACAATTTTACACAGAAGAAGCTATTGCAGAATTATTTAGAAACAAAGATGGACTAGTCAATACTCCTGTTAAAGTAGATGGAATCTTTAATAAAATTGTTGAGTTCTTTAAATCTATGGGTACGGCAATGCGTTCTTCAGGATACAAGAGTGCTCAAGAAATATTTAATGATATTGAGTCTGGCAAGGTAGGTTCTAGAGAAAGAGGAGTAGTAAGAAGTACAAGAATAGGAGATAAACTAACTCCCGCATTTAGTAAAACGCCAAGAGATGAATCATCTGGCATGGCTGCTGATTATCTGCCTGCAACAAAAGGTCCAAGAGCAAGTAACTTATTAGAAGAAGTAGATGGAAATGGTTTTTCTCCAAAAGATATATATAAAAGTCCACAGTTTTATATAGCAACACCTCGTAATGCAAGAACTCCAGAGCAAAGGGCGATTTATAAAGAAACAATAGCTTTTATGGAAAAGTTAAAACAAATTAAAGGTAATCCTAATGCAACTATAACTATGTATAGGGCTTCACCTACAAATGATTTGCGTGCAGGAGATTTAATTACGCCTTCTAAAACAGAAGCACAATATTATGTAAACGAATCTAAAATAACTCAACAAGAAGTTAGAGATGCAGATAGAGCTAGAAGAAGGCAAGACCAAATAGATAATGCAGGTGCTATAAACTTACAACAAGAAAAAAATCTTAATACCATGGATTCTATTATGGGTATTATGGGAGCACCTGAACAAACTCCATCTGAACTATTTACTTATGAATTAAAAGCAGGAGATGTTCGTTGGGATGGTAATCAATTAGAAAGATGGGGTTACTTTCCATCTGATGTTGTAAGTATTGATGGAAGTATACCTACATTTTCTAGAATACCTACAACTGAAAGTGAACAAGATGCTTTAACAGAAGAGACTGATAGAATTTATTTTGCTAGAGAAAGAGCACAGCAAAGAAAAGACAATCTTCAATCTATAATGAGGTTTAAACAAGCTGAATTAACAGAACCAAACTCTTCTATGACAGATGCTTCTAGATCAATACTAGATAGACAAATTGCAAAAATTCAAAAAGAATTAGTTATATTAAATTCTGGAAATGTACCTCTATTTTTTAGAAGTCAAAGATTTAATGATGGCACTAATTCTCAAGAAAATATTAAATTAACTAAAGCTATGGAGCAAGTCGAAGAGACAGTTAAACAAACACCTAGAGGCTCAATACCTTTTTATAATCTAAACGCCTCAGATCAAGCCTTAGAGATTGCTCTGGACTTTAATAAAGACTTATCAGCTAAAACACCTACAGATATACCTAATTTTTCTAGACCCGACATAGATGGTTTAGATGAAAACTTACAAGATTTTATTGTTAGAACTGGTGGTAAATATCAACCAGATTTATCTTGGGGTGCCAGATTAATAGAAGTTGTCAAAGACCCAGTTACTGCTATTAAAAATTTCTTTAGAGATTTTAGACAAAACTATATTGATAAATTAGATAAATCAGTACAAAAAATATTAGCTGGTCAAGATAAGCAATGGTATTTAGGAGTGGATGATAAAGGAAATTTTAGAAAAAATCCTAAAACTAAAAAACCTTGGACAGAAGAAGAAGCTGAAATAGCTTCAGAAAAGGTAAGATTTTTTAATAATACTGCTGATACAGGAGTTACAGCTGCTTTAAGACTAGCAGATAGAGCAAGAGGTTTATTTCAAGGCATGCTTACTAGAGGATATGTAACTGATTTAATAGAAGGAAATTCTGCTTTAGCTAATGTAAAAGATTTAGAATTAAGAAATGGAGAAACAGGAGGTCTTGTACAAATACTTGCACCTTTATTTGCTAATTCAGAATTATCTTTAGAAAAAGTATTTAAATCTTATGCTATTTTAAAAAGAGCAGAAAGTTTTAACAATCAAGGTAGGGTAATTGAAACACCTGTTAAGGCTGAAGATTATGCTTTAATACAACAAATAGAAAGTCAACATCCAGAAGTAATAGAAGTTTATCAAAACTATCAAGCTTGGAATAATAAACTTATTGATTTTGCTGTAGCAAAAGGTTTGTTAAATAAAACTAGAACTAAAGAAGAACTTTCAAGAGATATATCTGCAATATCAAAAGAAGATGTAAAAATATTAAACGAACTTTCTTATGAAGAACTAATGCAAAAAGTTCAAAAATTAAATATTAATCTTAGTATTGAAAATAAAATAGAAACAAGAGGTACTGCTGAAATTTGGCAATCAGATTCTGCATATTATCCTTTTTATAAAAATATGATTGAAGAAGGAACTATACAAGGACCAAGTATTGCAGGTGGCTCACTTCCTAGTAACCCATTAGGTATAAGAATAGAAGGTTCAGAAGAGATGATTGATGTAGACCCAATAGAAGCTATATCTAGAAATTCATTATCTATTCTTACAGCAGCTCTTAAAAATGATGGTACTGGAAAACTTTTAAGAGACTTGCAAACTATGGGAGAAGCAAGATTAGTTACTGCTAAAGAATCAGGAAAATTAAATACTATATTTGTATTTGAAAATGGAATTAAAAAACATTATGAAGTAGATGATGTTAATTTATTTCATGGCATACAAGGTATAGGTGGAGTAAATACAGGGACTATTACTAAAGTATTAGCAATACCAGCAGGTTTGTTAAGAGATACAGTTACTCGTGACCCAGGATTTGTTGTTATTAATTTACTTAGAGATACATTGTCAACTGCTGTAACAAGTGGTGCACCAATGACACCTGTAGTAGATACAGTTAAAAATATGTTCCGAGATATGAAAGACTTAGAAAAGTTTGGCGTACTTGGTGGATATGATTTTTCTAATGATGAAGGTAGTGTAAAACAATTTATTACTAGAACAATGAGACAACAAGGACTATCACCAAGTAACGGAATGTCAGCCTCTGGAGCTTTCTTTAAGCTATGGGATGGACTAGGAGCACTAACAACTAAATCAGATGGTGCAACTAGATTGGCTGTATACGAAGGTGTTTACGAAAAATTAAAAAATCAAGGCTATACAGAAGCACAAGCTCAGTCTGAAGCTGCGTACCAGGCTCTGGAAATAATAAATTTTGGAAGGCGTGGATTAGACCCTATGTTTAAAGTTATTACTGCTGCGATCCCATTTTTAAATGCAAGAATACAGGGTCTTGATGTTTTGTATAGAGGATTTACTGGTCAATACTCTTCTGTAGAGAAGTTGCAAGAAGGTGAATCTCTTCAAGATGTACAGTCAAGAATAATGAGAAGAGCATTATTGAATGGCGGTTTGCTTACATCTTTAACATTAATCTATTACATGATGGTAAGTGACACAGATGAATACAAGAATCTTAAACGAGAAGTAAGAGATGACAATTGGGTGTTTCCTATAGGGGATGGTCATGCAGTTAAGATACCAATTCCATTTGAAGTCGGAATGATATTTAAAGCTATTCCTGAAAGAATATTTGATATGACTTTAGGAGAAGAAGCTTTTACTAGAAAGTCTGTAGATGAAGCACTAACAAGTTCAAGTAGACAGTTACAAACATCACTAAATATTCCATTCTTTCAACCTGGTGGTGGCTTACAGTTACTAAAGCCTATAGCAGAAGTTATGAATAATAGAAATACTTTTACTAACACAGAGATTGTTCCCTACTATCAACAGAAAAAAGAAGCTGGACTACAATCAAGAGCATCTACCAATGAGTTAGCTAGAGTTATGGGAGAGTTCTTCAACATATCTCCATCTAAGATAGAGCACGTTATGAGAGGTTATACAGGTACACTTGGTGGATATGTATTAACTGCTGTAGATACTATTACTAGAGGAGCTACAGGAAGTCCTCTTCTACCTTCTAACTTCCAATTAAGCAAAATGCCAGTTATCAATCGACTAATACTTGACTTGGATAAATCAGGCGGATATCAGCAACAGTTCTATGAATTAAGAAACGAAGTAGAAAAAGCTGTTCAGACTATCAATTCGCTTAAAAAACAAAAACGATTTGATGAACTCTCAGCTTACAGAAGTAATATGCAGGGTGTGTTAAATGTTAAGGGTCAAGTCAGAGCAGTAGACAGATATCTAACTAATTGGAGAACGCGTAGAGATAGTCTTATGAACAACGACAACATATCATTAACTGTTAAGTCAGATATGCTTCGTGATTTAGAACTAGAGAGAGATAAGAGACTAGCGATGATTCCTGAATTGAGAGATAAAGCTAACATTCCTGTTATCAGTTTTAACCTCTAGCATAGCTATATCCTTTTCTTCCTTTAACTGCTTCAGTCTAAAGAAGTCTTTGTGTTGCGGATGTCTTGCATGGAATAAACGAGCATAGAAACAGATGTAGTCATTACTTATCTTGAACTCACCACCTTGAGTCTCTATCTCACTATGCCAACGAATACGATTAATGATCGCCCAATGAGAATAGTGCTTCCTGCCAGACTTGATAGCCTCCAAAGTATAAGACTCAAATCTCTCCCATACTTCAGGATTTTTCTTATGCCAATCCCACCACTTCCTTTTTCTCTTTTCTAACTTCTCTTTCAATATATCTTTAAGCATCTTTTCCTCCCTGGAATAACAATAGACTAGTAAATATTTCTTTAGCTGCGATCCACGGCTGCGATTATCAACTCACACCTAGGATTATCTTTCTCAACTCCACCAAACTTATAAAACACTTCAACAACTTGTATAAAACTATCATCCTCAATAATCCCTGCCTTGACCAAAGCATCACAAGTAAACTTATCAATGATTGAACAGGGATTACTTATATCCAATCTTCTATTACTCTTAGCGTAATAGGTGTATTTCAATGAAACTGGTTTATCAAAACTCTTAAAGTCTTTTAATCTTGGTATTAGATTCTCTGTATATATCCTTTTGGCACTTGATAGTATTCGATAATGGGCGTTACGATAGTTGTTTAAGTTCAGAATGAACTTCTTGTTTTTTGAGTAGTAAACTTCTAATGGTAATTCAATCTTCACAAAGCCTCCAGAAACAATAGACTGGTAAATATTCTATTCCCCGCTCAAGGAATGGAGACTCAGATGCTGAAGTAATCAATTTTTGGTTTAGATTCATTTAATAACTCCTCTACTAATTCTAATAATTCTCTTTCCTTTCCATACTCATTCTCAAATCTTCTTTTCCAAGGATGTCTACTGATAGGTTCTTCTCCATTGCCACCTCTATGATGTTCATAACATAGCGGTAAGACCTTGTAATGTGAGTCTTGTTTTGTCTTGCCCTGTGTGTGGTGTATCTCAGCAGGTGAATTTAGTCCTTGCTTGTAACAAACAATGCAACCTAACTGACTAACACTATCCATATGCCTTGATTCACTTGCTGTTGGGTTTCTTCCTTTTATCGCCATCTTTCTTTTTACTCCCAAAAATTTTCTCAAAATTCTCGTCAAACTTTTCTTTGTCTGTTTGTGGTCTTTGAACTGAACCCTTACCACCATGCCACTTACTCATGTCTTATCTTTGTACTCTTCTCGTAATTCTGGAAACTCAGATAGATAGCAGGTAAGTATATGTTTGTTGTCTCCATCCTCTAACAGCCTAGTCAACATATCTCTTAGAGCCATCATGTTGTCCATATCTATATCTCGTTTTATCTCAGCTATGATCTCCTCTATCAGTTCATTCATTTCTTTTCTTCAAGTATTCTATCTATACAATCATCAAGAATGGGTTTTACAGATGCATAGGCTTTTTGATATTTATCTTTATTAACTAAAGGAACAGGAGCATTATGTATTCTTGCCTTCTCAAAAATCCTACTTAATTTCCCACATAAAGCCCTTTCCAACTGATCTCTTAAAACAACTTTCATATCCATATCAATATGAGTCAATACCTCATCTGCTAATTCTACTAATTTAGTCTTGTTCATTTCCTCTTCCTCATTAATTTTTCTTCAGTCCTTCGTAGTGACCATTCTAAAAATCTGCTTACTAATTTACTTAGGAACTTCAATATCGTC